ACCGATATTCCTCCTCAAGGGTCACTGCCTCTCTTATGCCCTCTAATATCCCAACATAGTCAGCGTGGGCATAGGCGTAAACCTCTTGTTTGCCTAAAACCTCTGTTCCCGCTTGGCTCATGAGTTGAGCTTTTCTGCTTTTCCTGAATTCCTCAAGATACATCCTGTCGGCTTTGGCTTTGGCATAGAGGGGGGCTGTATCGATTAGGTATTGGATGGCCTTTGTGGGTTCGTTCATGTTAACTTTCTGTTTTCATGTTTCGCACAAAACAAGCAAAACTCTGCGATGTATCGCCAAATGATTTCATTTTGTCAAACTCTTTGGCTACTTCCTCGAGGGTGTTATTCCTGATTTTTTCAGTGATTTCGTTTCTGTCTATTTGGGTTTTAACCATTTGACGCTTACGCCAACCCATAGCCTTCTCAAAAATACTAAATTCAGTCATACCAAAACCCCAATAAATAAAGCACTCCCGACCAAAAGGCCGCAAGTGCAATAATGATTAGTTGCCAAACAGATTGTTTACTCATGGCTGATAATCTTCTGTTTGCTTGTAATTGAGCTTGTGATGCTGAAAACGCATAGCCGCTTCACACTCCAACTCTTTAAATGACTCGTCACTAAGCAAACCTATACAGTTGCGACCCTCAAACCAAACCTCACGAATAGACTCATTGAAGGTGGAATCAAGGTCTTGCTCGTATTCATAGACCACTGTCACCACTTCGCTACCCGCACCAACTGTTGTGTCAAATTCCCATGTGTTCATCATTAACTCCTGTTTAAAAATTAAATCTTACCTAATTGCTTGCGTAATACCATAGGTATTTACCCTAAGTCCTCTTTAACCATAACTTCTACTGCGGGTGTTTCTGCATAAACCTTAGTCACATGAAGATTTGTTACTTGTTTGTCATCAAGGATGATGATTCCTCCTTGGATCGCATCAAGGTGGCACTTGGCAACATTATCAATATCTGGCTTTTTTGTTGGCTTGATTATTCCTTCGAGGGCATCTTTTCGCTTCTGTTTTGAGAATGATGCGGGTATTCCAACTCTGATATAAATTGCGACTGTTACAGGGGTTTCTAGTGGCTCTGAGCTACCCATAGCAGCTTTAGCCATCATCCTAATTTCATCCTCATAGGTCTTTGTCTTTTGAGGGGAATAAGTAGAAACAAAATTCCCTCTACGGGCAAACCTTGGGCGACCTTTTCCTACTGGTTCACCATAAACTGTGTACATCACCATAAAAGTCATAAAAGTGTCCCATCTCTTGTGTATTCGCCATGATGTAGTTGAAGGTGGTTTTTGTATGCCTGTTCTGCATCTTCTAATGATTCAAATCTTCCGATGTATATCTTTTTATTTTTAGCCCTAAGTTGAGCAAACCATTTTTTATGCGCCTTATCCCAAGTTACACCTTTTACACCGCTACTACCTAATTTGGTTTTCATATTCCATGCGTTTTGGAAAGATGTAACTTCTCTTAAATTTTCAATTCGGTTGTCATCTCTGATTCCGTTTATATGGTCAAGTATTTTTGGTAAATACCCATGATGGTATAAAAATATAGCTCTATGGCTATAAATGTATTTGTAGTTTATTTGAATATGCTCATAACCATTTTTACACTTTGAACCAGCTTTTTTACCTTTACATTTTTTTGTAAATCTATCTACTTTCCAATATAAATTTCCATCCTTGTATTCAAACAATTCATGCAATTCTTCTTTGGTCATAAAAGTTGTCCTTCTCTCATTTGTTGCATATAAAAACGTATTCTGTCTCTTGCACCTGTGCCATAGATTCTTTCGGCTCTCTCAAGTCTGGCACGAATGAGATCACGATTCTTTCCCCACTCCCAATTCCGATAAAGCTCTCTTGCTTCTGCTTGCTCAAGGATTACTCTGTCGCTTGGGTTCTCTGTGTTTCTTCTACTCCAAGTCACCAGTTAACTCCAAGGCTAAATTTATTAAACGTACGGGATAAGGTACGCCTTCCTTTACTCTGTCCAAAAGTCTCATTGCTTCAAAGTAGTTCATACAAATAAAAGTTGTTGGGTTTTTACAGTAGTTCCAGAGTCATATCTCTGTGAGTCGCCTTTTGGATACGGCATAACTTCGTATTTCAGTTTAGATCGCATGACTTTCTTGTCAGTCTTTGACCCGTGAAAGATGATGTAGCGATGCTTCCTAGATCGCTCGACATAGTAAAAGTCATCGCCATGAAGCTCTTTTATCTCTGCCAAAGTTAAGCCATCACCAATGGTCTTTGCGTGTTTATGCTCTTGTCCTTTGATTGTCCAATCAATTCTGTTAGCTGATAAGCCAGTGTAAAGAAAATTGGTGGCTTGATAAACGTAGCCAATATGACCTTTGCTTGTGTCGGCAAACGAAACCACAATCATTGGTTTTGGCAATAACTTGATTGAGTTCGCAACAAGAAATGATGCTTCGTTTTTGTGGTTGTCCAACAAACAGACTCGGTTAAGCTCTAAAACTTTGTCTGAGTATTCTTTGCCACAGATTCCCATGCAAAGTGGTGGTGATGCGGGAATGCCGTAAGTCACTACACCAACCAAGATGTCTTCTTTGTAAAGCCCAAACGCAAACATTATTTGTGGCATACGCTTGGCATAGTGTTTTTCAAGCAACCAAGGTTCAACTTCAAAGTTGTTTATTGGCAACACTTTCATACACTTCTCCGCAACTCAGCCATCTTAGCCAACACCTCTAGCGGAATCGGTACGGCTTTTTTTGCGTCTTCCTCTATTTTCAACAAAGCAAGGTTAGGCTCATTCTTTGATGGAACTGTGAGCCTCACAATGTCTGCGGGGTTTGGTTTGACAACCCAATCTGCTTTAAATGCTTGCCAACCACGAACAACACATTCTTCCAATGCTTTCTCAAGTGTCCAACCAATCTTTTGCGCTTCGCTTGAAATTGCATCAATGGCTCTCTGGGTTATCGGTGCTCTTTTGGCTTTCCTCAAAGATTTGAATTCCTGCCAAACAGAATCAGAAACGCCTTCAGGCGGTGCAACGATAGTTGCTCTCTTTTTGTGTTCTGTGTCTTGTGTTATGGGTAATGTGTTATGTGTAGCATTGCCTTCGGATTGCGTTTGCAATGCGTTCGCATCCTTTGGTTTACTCCATCTTGCTTTAGCAGAAGCACTTGCCTTCTGAGATTTGTCGCCCACCTTCTCAATTTCCTTGTTGGCACGATGATGAATCCATCCGTCTGGAGTGCGCTCAAAAAACTCTTGCAATACAGTCGCAATGCAGTCGCTATGCGTTCGCATACGAATCTGCCTAGAAACCTCATTTAGATCAAGTGGTATTGAAGATTCATGCAAATAGTACCAATCAAGCAATCGCCTGTAGGTCAAATCCTCTATCTCAGAAAGGTGCATGGTGTGACTGTTGTAGTCACCAATATTGAACTGGTAGTAGTGCATATATTCCGCTTTTTAAACCACCCTTAGAAGGAATTGCCAGCAGGAGAAGGGTTAACTCTTTTCGGTGCGCTCATGACTTCGCACCTAGCTGGATTCCATAATATCAAACTAATTCTACTTTGTAAACTTAAATAAATTGATTGTTGGTTATTTCATTTGTTGGTTTTCTGCCAAACAAACGAACAGCCTGTGCGTTCATAGAAGCATATTCGGCCTTAGTGAAGATGCCTTTAGCATTTCTGATGTCAAACGGGTTTAGCAGATCACGGGGTTCTTCAACCTTTTCAGCTTGAATCATATGCGGTTCTAACGTGTACTGAGAAACCCAAGAACGTCCCATCTTAATTTTTCCAATTTTTAGTTTCTTCTTGTAGCTCATTTTTGTGCAACAAGCTGCAATAGATAGTCTTGGTATGCCAGTAAGGTCTTCTATTTGGTAGGAAGTAAGTGGGCCGTTTTGTAGGCATCTGATGACAGATTCTTGGGTCATTTGTAAAGGTTCTCTAGGTTGATTGGGCGGTTTAGATGGAGTTCTAGCGTTCTGGCAAGCAAAGCTGTTACAGCCGCATCAAAGTCCTCTGGTTCGGTTGTATAAGCATCTGCCA